GTTTGCATGGGGTCGATGCTCCAGAGTCTCGCAATAGAAACGTGGAAGGCAAAGCACATGGCCTCCTTGCCAAAAAATTCGTGCAGGAAAAGCTTAAAGTGGGAGGAGTATATAAACTCCGAACAAAAGAGAAGGGCAAATTTGGAAGATACTTAGGTGACTTTCAGATAGGTGATAAGTGGCTGTGTGCAGAGCTTGTGGCTAACCAACTAGCTGTACCGTACACCGGACAGAATAAAAAAGAAATTGCAAGAGCGCATGAAGCCAATCGCCTGTTGCTAGTCCAGAGGGGCTTACTATAGTGAACATAATAACCGTAGACTTTGAAACCTATTACGACAAGAAGTTTTCCCTAAGTAAGTTAACGACTGAGCAGTACATACGTAGACCTGACTTTGAAGTAATTGGTCTGGGTGTAAAACTAAATAACGAAGAAACAGTTTGGTTAAGTGGAGAACACGATGACATCAAACGGTACTTACACGAGAACTATGATTGGGAAAACAGTGCTTTACTGGCTCACAACACCATGTTTGATGGGGCTATTCTTAGTTGGATCTTTGATATTCACCCTAAGTTACTGCTTGATACACTGTGCATGGCGCGTGGCCTACATGGGGTGGAGGTGGGCGGCTCGTTAAAATATTTGGCTGAAAAGTACGAGATTGGACAGAAGGGCGACGAAGTTGTTAACGCGCTCGGCATACGACGTAAGGACTTTACTGAAGAAGGTTTGTCTAAGTATGGAGATTACTGCATACAAGACGTTGAACTTACCTATAAGTTATTTGGAATCTTTATGAAAGTGTTTCCAAAGAAAGAACTTAGAGTAATTGATATGACACTACGGATGTTTGTGGAACCTAAACTAAAGTTAAATGTTGCTAAGTTAGAAGACCATTTAGATACGCTACAAGAACAGAAAGAGAAGCTGTTAGAGAATTGCGGTATTGAAAAAGCAGAACTTATGTCTAACCCTAAGTTTGCATTAGCACTTGAAGGACTGGGTGTTAAACCTCCTAAGAAAACTAGTTTACGTACAGAGAAAGAAACGTTTGCCTTTGCTAAGAATGATGAAGCGTTTAAAGCATTGCAAGAACATGACGACCCACGAGTGCAAGCTCTAGTAGCCGCACGTATAGGATTGAAGAGTACACTAGAAGAAACGCGTACTGAGAGGTTCATAGACATTGGGTTAGGCGGTACATTGCCCGTTCCTATTCGGTACTACGCCGCGCATACAGGACGGTGGGGCGGTTTGGACAAGGTAAACCTACAAAACCTACCATCAAGAGGACCAAATGCCAAGGTATTGAAATCATGTATTTGCGCTCCTACTGGGTACACGTTGATTGAAGCGGACTCTGCACAAATAGAAGCCCGCGTACTGGCTTGGTTAGCAGAACAAAAGGACTTAGTTGAAGCCTTTGAGAAAGGTGAAGATGTCTACAAAAAGATGGCGGCTAGTATATACAACAAGAAAGTAGAGGACGTTGATGCGGCTGAACGGTTTATCGGCAAGACCACGATCCTAGGCGCAGGGTACGGGATGGGGTCAGTACGGTTCCGAGAACAGCTTTTAGGTATGGGGGTAGAGGTTGAGGCAAAAGAATGTAGACGGATCATCGACGTGTACAGAAGCACCAACGGTAAGATTACTAGGCTGTGGAGAAATGCTCAAATTGTTTTACAAGGAATGCTACAAAAAAAGAAATATGCGTTAGGTAAGAAAGATGTGCTTACGGTGTTACCAGAGGTCAAGGGGGTTCGACTGCCATCTAAACTTATCATGCGGTATGAAGACTTAAAGGTTAAAGAAGGAGAAACAGGCTTAGAGTTTTCTTACAAAACTCGACGAGGCCGAGTCAATATCTATGGTGGTAAGGTAATAGAGAACGTCTGCCAAGCCATTGCTCGATGTGTCATGTCAGACCAAATGTTAATGATTTCAAAAAGGTATCCTATCTTGCTTACTGTACACGACTCTGTGATATGCTGTGTTCCAGACGATGAAGTTGACGAGGCGGCGGCTTACGTTGATTCATGTATGCGTCATACACCGGACTGGGCGAAGGGACTTCCAGTGCGTGGCGACGTGGACGTAGGGAAAAATTACGGAGAGTGTGAAGCATGGGTAAACCCGCATGGTCCTTTAGCAGCATAAAAACATTCGATCAATGCCCTAAAAAGTATTACCACACTAAGGTAGTTAAGGACTACGCAGAAGATTTTAATACCGAAGCAATACTGTACGGCAACGAGTTTCACGAAGCGGCAGAACAGTATGTGCGTGGGGATGTTGAAGAGCTAGACTCAAGGTTTGCCTATGCAGAACCTACGCTAGACAAGCTTAAAGATATGGAAGGTGAGAAGCTCTGCGAGTACAAGATGGGGCTGACTGAGAACCTCGAACCTTGCGGTTTCTTTGACAAAGACGTGTGGTTTAGAGGGGTGTCAGACCTTACTATAATCAATAGAGAAACAGGTGTAGCTAAAGTTATTGATTACAAAACAGGTAAGTCAGCTAAGTATGCCGACAAAGGACAACTAGAACTGATGGCGTTAGCTACGTTTAAACACTTTCCAGAAGTAAAAGTAGTGAAAGGTGGGTTGCTTTTTGTTGTTTGCAACGCATTTATTAAAGACACATATACGATAGAGAATGAACCGAAACTCTGGGAAAAATGGCTTACCGAGTATGGCAAGCTAGAGAAAGCGTTTGAGGTAGATACTTGGAACGCCCATCCAACAGGGCTTTGCCGCGCATGGTGCGTGGTACTTGAATGCCCACATAACGGAAAGAGGTAACTATGGCGTACAAAAACCCGAAAGATAGAAAGAAACAGGTTAATAAACCTGTAGGTAGTAAGGCGTTTGAAGCGCGGATGGAACGACAACGGGCTAGAAGAAAGATAGATAAAGAAGGTGTAGACAAGAATAAAAACGGGAAGGCTGATAAACGGGAAGGTAAAGATGTCAGTCACAAGAAAGCTTTAAGCAAAGGCGGTAGTAATAAAGACGGTATAAAGATAGAAAGCCGTAGTAAAAACCGTTCCAGAAACTATAAGAAAAAGAAGTAGATATGCAAATAGTAGATAACAGAGGCTTGCTTCTGCGGGTTCGTAATCCCGACAAAATAACAACCGCTATCCCATCCAGTAAACAAGTTAACAACACTGATGTGCTTGTTAAGTGGGGTGTAGATGAAGCCAGAGTGTTGAAGAACTTAAATGTAAAAGACGTACCCTCCCCTATTTTGGGGCAGTACAAGTGGTCTGGACGGTACAAACCGTTTGAGCATCAAAAGACTACAGCTTCTTTTCTTACAATGAACCGCAAAGCGTTTTGTTTTAACGAACAAGGGACTGGCAAGACGGCGAGTGCTATCTGGGCTTCTGATTTCTTGATACAACAAAAGTTAATCAAACGTGTTTTGATAATATGCCCACTTTCTATTATGGACTCAGCTTGGAGAGCAGACTTATTTAACTTTGCCATGCACCGTACGGTGGACATCGCGCATGGGGCTAAGAAGAAACGCCAAGAGATTATCAACGGTGACGCAGAGTATATAATCATTAACTATGATGGGGTGGAGATAGTAAAGGACGACATAGCTAATGGTGGCTTTGACCTAATCATTGTAGATGAAGCTACCCACTATAAGAATGCACAATCTAAACGGTGGAAAGTACTGGCTAGTATTCTAAAGCCTGACACTTGGCTGTGGATGATGACCGGCACACCCGCCGCACAATCTCCTGTTGATGCTTATGGATTAGCTAAACTTGTTAACCCTAAGTCAGTCCCTAGATTCTTTGGGGCGTTCCGTGAAATGGTAATGCACAAGGTCACTCAATTTAAATGGGTTCCTAAACCACACGCTACAGAAACAGTATTCAATGCGCTTCAACCTGCAATACGTTTCACCAAAGAGCAATGTCTTGATCTACCTGAAATGACTTATGTTAAACGTGAGGTAGAACTAACCGCCCAACAGAAGAAATACTATGACATCTTACGTAAACAAATGATGGCTACTGCGGATGGGGAACAGATCACAGCGGCTAATGCGGCAGTAAACATGAATAAACTCTTACAGATTTCATGTGGCGCGGTCTATACGGATAGTGGAGAGACTATAGAGTTTGATATAAAGAACCGATACAAGGTACTCAAAGAAGTTATCAATGAGTCTAGTCAAAAAGTCCTGATCTTTGTCCCGTTTAAACATGTCATTGAACTTCTCAAAGATAAGTTGTCTAAAGATGGGATCACTAACGATGTAATTTCAGGAGGGGTGAGTGCAAACAAAAGGACGCAGATATTCAAAGCGTTCCAAACGACCGACTCCCCTCGTGTACTTATTATCCAGCCACAAGCGGCGGCACATGGAGTTACACTAACGGCGGCTAACACCATTGTCTGGTGGGGACCAACGGCTTCTTTAGAAACCTACGCTCAAGCCAACGCACGAGTCCACCGCTCTGGACAGAAACACCCCTGTACCGTGGTACAACTTCAAGGCCCACCTGTCGAGAAACGGATATATAAGATGTTAGACGAGCGAATAAACGTACACACGAAAATGATAGATTTATATGAAGATGTACTTGAATTATAGATCAAACTACACTATATTATAAGAAACTTCATAAAAGTAGGGGATACTAAACCATGACAGGCACTGTTGTGAGCACACTTGACGACTACGTTACAGCTTATATCAAGCTTCGCGATAAGAAATCTGAATTGGCTGCGGCCTTTGCAGAGAAAGAACAAGAGATAAACCGACGACTCGACATCATAAAGGGTCAATTTCTGGAGCATTGTAAAGATAACGGAGTGGAGTCAGTAAAGACTTCTTCTGGGACTTTCTGGCGCTCTCAGAAAACAAGATTTTGGACGGGTGATTGGGAAGCGTTTAACGACTTCGTGGTTAAGCATGAAGCAGTGGACTTATTGGAGAAACGAATACACCAAGGGAACATGAAGCAGTTTCTTGAAGAAAACCCGGAAGCTTTGCCGCCCGGACTCAACGCAGATAGTGAATACACCATTACAGTACGGAGGAAGAAATGAGTGATTTTGATAGTTATGTCCCTGTTGAAGAGGTTGCAGAACACCTTTCTGTAAAGGTAAGCACCATCCGACAATGGGTTAACAAAGGGTTCATACCTAAAACTACTTACATAAAAGTAGGGTACACCTACCGATTTAATGTCCCTGCTGTGGTCGAGGCGCTCAAACAAGACGAGCCAGATATGGAAACCGACCAGATAACGGAACAACTAGAGCTACCGTTTGATGAGAGTAAGGATGTATGACCGACCCTTTTGACAGTTTGTTGAGCGAACTCCAACCTAAAGTTGTTGCACCTGTGGTAAGTAGCGACCCTGTTGAAGTAGCAGATACTAGCAATGTAACGCGCCTTAGCATAAATGAGAATGTGTTTCGTCTGTTAGGAGATACGGTAGAAGAGTTAGGCGATGGGCCACTCAAAGTAGCAATAGTTAAAGCCGCTCCTGTATCTCGTGTTTTCTATTCAGGGGAGTATGTGCACGGAAAAGGTAAACATCCTACATGTTGGGCCGCTGACGCAAACGCAGGGATACCCGCTAAAGAAGTACCAACAGCAAATAAACAATCTCCTACTTGTTTTAATTGCCCTCAAAATATCAAGGGTTCGGGGCACGGAGGTGGTAGGGCGTGTAGGTTTCAGCAACGAATTGCTTTAATGCTAGCAAATGGAGAAGGCGTTTTAGACACCAACATTGCGTATCAATTTGCAATACCCGCTACTAGCGTGTTCGGTAAAGACAAAAAGAAAATGGGGCTTCAAACTTATGCGCGTTTAATTGACTCTCAAAGTGCATTGCTATCTTCAATTATGACTGAGTTAAGTTTTGATGAAGAAAGCGATATACCTAAAGTGTGCTTCCGACCATCGCGGGTACTGGAAGAGGCTGAAATGAAGTTAGTTAAACAAATGCAGAGTGACCCCTACACTAAAAGTTTAGTAAGTTTTATTCCAAAAGTGTACGAAAACAACGGCCCTAACGTGGACAATGTGTTTGATGTTGTCGAAGGGGAAGGAGTGTATGTGAAAGATGTGTAGTACCAAAACCTTAGCTTTTAAGCTAATGCAATTTTAATTAACCTTAATGAGAGTGCGATAAAATGAGTAAACCAACCTATAAATTAACCAGTGTAGAAGCCCTTTACCCAAAGCTAGACCAGCCTTATCACTTTGATAAGAAAGGAGGGAAGAACGGTAAAGGCGCTAGTGTCCCATGTGATGCTAACGCTCAAGGAGCCGACTACAGTACGCAATTTAAAATGACAGGAGCGAAAGCCAAAGAACTTTTTAAGGCAATGGCTGAAGCATATGAAGAGGCCAAGGAAGACGATTGGCCTGACCTTACTATGCCGTTTACAAAAGACGACAATAAGATGTTCATAGGTAAAGCTAAAATACCTGCTTCTTTTAATAGTCCTCCTAGTCACTATGATTCTTTAAACAATCCTTTAGATAGTGGGTTTCAATTAACTACTGGCAGTACTGTAAGTTTGTTTATGGAGTTAGTGCCTTACAACGGACAGATGGGTAATGGCGTATCTTTAAGACTACGTGCGGTACAAGTTATCAAGTACAAAGAATACGTAGCCGCGTCTCCCTTTGACGTTGAAGAAGGGTTTACACAAGAAAGTACTAAACCTAAAGAAGCTGATCTGGACAGTGTGTTTGATGTAGAAGCTGTAGAAGAAAAAGAGGAAGTTGTTGTAGAACCAAAGGTAAAAGTGTCTAAGAAAAAGAAAGACGCGCCTAAAGACGATGTTGATTTAGCATCATTACTAGATGGATTCGACGACTAAAATAAAAACAAGGGCATCTTCGGATGCCCAAACCTCTTTCAAGTATGGATAGACTATGGATACCAAACAGTTTCTTAGCACTGTATTGGGTGGTGAAGGATACTATTGTGTAGCAGGGAAGAAGAACGAAGGGTCAATGAACCAAAAGTTCCACGACTCTTTAGATTCCGCTGCTGAAACCGCAAGAAATTTTGACGAAGAAGGGCACGATGTTTATTTTGGAGTAGCTTCTTTTGTCGATAAAAACCGCAAAGCTGGCAACGTGCGGGATTTAAAATGTTTATTTCTTGATATTGATTGCGGAACGGACAAACCTTACCAGACTCAAGCAGAAGCGTTAAAAGCATTAAGGGCGTTTCGTAAGACGTATGTTTTACCTCGTCCCTACATAATAAATTCAGGGCGCGGTCTACACGTATACTGGACGCTCGATAAGCCCTACTCCCGTGACGAGTGGGAGCCAGTAGCAAGAACACTTAAAGCGACATGCTTGCAAGATGGGTTAGAGATAGACGCTGGCGTAACAGCAGATGCGGCACGGCTACTTCGTGTACCTGACACACGTAACTTTAAAGGAGAACAGCCGCTACCTGTAGCTGTTGTACTTGAGGGCGAGTCGGGGGTCGATCTTACTACTTTTATAAGCAAGCTACCTGCTGAATTAATACCTGTCCCTTCTATTAATAGTTCTTCTAAAGAAGACCTTGAAGATATGGAACGGGCTAAAGGAGTTTCAAAATATAAGTACAGGTTTGAAAACTTAATTGCCAAAACTAAACAGGGGGAAGGGTGCGCTCACATAGCACGAGCTATACTTGAACCCGATGAACTGACCTATCCAGAGTGGTTACACACACTATCTATAGCTAAACGGTGTGATACAGATGGGGTGGAGGAAGGCACAACTCCTGCGGTACATTTAATTTCTAAACGTGCGGCAAACTACGATCCAGAAGAAACTAGAAAGATTTCTGAATCCATCGAGTACCCGCACACATGTGGTAGGTTTGACGAAGACCATCCCGGTTTATGCGACAACTGTACCCATAAAGATAAGATTAAAAGCCCTATAACTTTGTGTGGAGAGCGACGTGTTGCTGAACCTAATGAAGAAGGTTTTTATGAAGAGGTAGAAGCCCCTGAACAAATAGTTGAAGTGTTAGAAGATGGAACGGATAAGCAGGATGAAGATGTCCCTGCCCCACCTCCTGTACCTACTTATCCTAGCACTTATATGAGACCAGAAAGTCAAAGGGGCGTTATAAATAGAACGGTTAACCAAGATACTAATCAAGTAGATGATGAACTTATTTATAGACACGATCTATTTCTTTCAAAAATACTACACGATCCTGCTGTGGGGTTGTCTTATGAAATTACACATATAAACAATTTTAATATTACTAAACGTTTTATGGCATCTCAAAAGGATTTAACCTCAACAGAAAAATTTAGAGACTTAATGAACGAACAGGGCATCATTCTTTTATCAGGAAAGGGTGCTAAAGGAGCGGGTAAAGTGCAACGTTATATAGCGGAATGGATGCAACAACTTCAAGATACAACTCCTCATCCACCAAGCGTAAAGACGCAATTTGGTTGGACAAAAAACTGTAAGTCTTTTGTACTGGGGGATAAAGAAATATTTAAAGGTTACGAGAAAGAAAACCCTGCGGGGGTGCGAACCGCGCAATACATTCCTATGTTTGCCAAACAAGGTACATTAGAAAAGTGGAAAGAAGCCGCTAGGTTTTATAATAAAGAGGGGTTTGAACAGCATCAATACATGTTTGGTTTAAGTTTTGGTGCTCCGCTTATGGAGTTTGTATCTGGAATAGCCGGTGCAATATACAACCTTAACAGTCCTGAAACGGGGATAGGTAAGACTACAGGTATGTGGGGTGGTGCTTCTGTATGGGGCGACCATAAAAAGTTAGTACTTATCGGAAAAGATACTCCTAACTCTGCTTGGAATCGAGCTGAGATAATAAAAAATTTACCACTATATATAGATGAAATATCCAATTACGAACCTAAAGATGCTAGTGACTTCTGTTTTGGTATAAGTGATGGTGCTCAAAGAAACAGGATGACGAGTGGGGCAGAGAACGCAGAACGTTATAGAGGAGAGCAATGGGCTTTTAGTTGCGGTACTACAGGCAACAGCAGCATAACAGATACAGCATCAAGATGGAGAAGCTCTCCTAAAGGTGAGTCGGGTAGGGTAGTAAGTCATCTAGCAACCAAACTTTTATTCGGTGCTGGAGATACTTTAAAGGCAAACGATCTTAACGACACCTTAGCCGAGAACTATGGGTGGGCAGGAGAGATTTATATTAAGCACGTTATAAATACTTTAGAAGCTACTAAAAATCTTGTCTTAGATACACGAGCGCGGATTGTAAAAGATATTAATGGTGAGCCTTCAGATCGTTTTTGGATTGCTCAAGGGGCGACTACTTATGCGGGATGTTTAATAGCAAAGGAGTTAGGTCTAATAGATTGGGATTTAGATAATTTATACAAATGG